AGAGCAGAAAGGAATAAAAATGTATAATGTAATAATATGGAAAGATAATGACAATGAAGATATTCATGTCTTTAAAAATAAACCAACATTTAAAGATCTTTATCCATTGTTAAATTGTGATCTTATTGAAATACAAAAAGGTTATAATCCTGAAATAAGCAAAAGATCATTTGATATGTTTTGCGATGAAGAAGCAAAACTTAAACCTACTAATTATCCAAATAGACGTGCAACTCATGCTTGGTATACTTGGATGAAACGAACTAATAGAATGTGTTTGCCAGGCGATGGTATTTCTGGAGCAGTTGCTATTATTAAAAAAGTTGATATAAAGTTAAAAGAGGTAGCATGAAAATAAGAAACCCAGAACCACGTAGTTTGTCAGAAGTATTAAAAGATTGTCATTTACTTGTTGATGAACTTAGAGATAAACTTAAAAAAAAATGTAATGATGTATTAAGTTTACGTAAAGAAGTTGATCGTTTAAATGAAGAACTTCAATTGTGTGAATTAAGATACACCACTATAAAAACCAAAGTGGATGAATATACACAAGATCCATTAAACAAAGGGAGAATAGATGACAGTTCAAGATGAAGTAGTCCAAGAAGTAATATCTAAGAATAAAGCTAAAAAAAAAGAAAGAGAAAAAGTACAGAATGAAATGGATGATGCTATAGAAGCATTAACTATTATAGATTCTGCTATTTCTAGTGGTTATCTTTTAGATAAACATTCTTTGATATTACAAAAATGGGCTAAAGAATATCAACAAGATATTAATAGATGTAAAATGTTTATACAGGAGTCAGATAATGAGTAAAGAAAATATGTTAAGAGCAGCACTTGCTACTAAACAATTAGAAATAGAAAAACTTAAACTAAAGATTAAGGAGTTAGAGAATGGTTCAGACAGACAGCGAGATACTTCGAATAGAAAAAAGAATACGAGGTCTAAACAGAATAACAGCAGCGATTAATGATTTATCAATTTATGGTGTTTTCTATGGTAACTATCCTGAGTTAGTTAAAGTATTAGAACATGCTAAAGATCATGTTAAAGCTGAGTTAAAATCTTCAAAAGAAAGATTAGAAGTTTTATATTATCCAAGTACAGATGACAGTGCAAAAGATGTTATCAATAAAATGTATATGGATAAAGGTATTTAAAAATTCTTTAAAAGAGTAGTGCACTGTAAAACAGGGATCTTCTTTTTAAGATACACCCATCAGGGAGACTTGGTGGGTGGTTCATGAGGGTATCAAAAAGCGAACAAGTAGGTTCGTGTTGGCTCATGACTAATAAGGGTTAATGTTGGAATTGGCCATAGGCACAAAAGATTAACCCTTGTTATATTTCTGTAATTTTAACAATCCAAGATTTAGGTATCATAGTACGATCACCAAAGGTTATTGTACCATCATCTTCTTTATCGTAACTTGCAAATAATTTTATTGACTTACGATCTTTAGAGAAGATCCAACCTTCATTAACTGGTGTAGCCAGTTTCATATTTTTAAATTCTTTATCTGATGCCCAAGCACTATCACTAACACAATCTACCCATTCAACTCTAACTTTAGTGTAAGGTATATCTGTAGTATCTTTATCTTTTACTGATTTCTTTTTTTTAGTGTAACGTCTTTTTGTCATTAGCTGCCCATATATAATCTTTATAATCATCAATAGATTGATGAGAACCTTCTTCATCTAAAACTAATTGAAGATAGGTACTATAAATAATCGCAAGAGCCATAGCATCTGCAGCTTTAATAGACATTGTAGGATTTTGTTCTTGGATAAAATCACCAATGATTTCAGGTTTAACACCTGCTAAAAATTCTTCAGAGTATGCT